TGAGATAGCAGAGTTAAACACAGACTTATCTAATATGGCTAAAGCAATGTATAAGGTAGACGGACAAGGCTCAGATATTACACTAGAAAATACAAGTGAAAATAAATTAGTAGAGTTTGGATTAGAGGGAAGAACAGAGCAAGAACAGTTGCAAGGTATAAATAAATTGCAAGGTTTTACAATAGGAGAAGGATACAACATAAGGGGAGAAAAAATCACAGATAGTAGAGTAGCAAAATCTAATTTTATAGATATATCTTCAAATAATAATTGGATTGTATGGGGACTTCCTACAACAATGAACTCATTTGTACTTTATTTCGACCAAGAAAAGAATTATATATCAAGAAGTCCAGTTGCAATGATAGACAGTATATTAATAAATAAACCTGAAAATGCTGTATATGTTATTGTTAATATTTCGGCAACAGGTGTCAGTACAGAAACAATTGATAAATTGACTAATTACAAAATTCAAGTAGAAGAAGGCTCAACAGCGACATCATACGAACCATATTGTCGGACGGAATACCAAGCCCAAATCCAAACTATATAGAACCAATTAAAAATGTAACAGGAAATAGCAATGTTAAGATACAGAATAAGAATTTGTTTAAATTTAATAATGAAATAAAAACAGCTGGTGGAACAGATTTATCTTATTATAATGTCAATTATTCTATTACAAATCAAATACTTAATATAAATGGAACAATGAGTAATACTAATACCTTTATTTTAAGCAATTTAGATTTAGAAGCAGGAACATATACAATAAGCTTTGATGTTTTAGGCGGAAGTGTAAATAATCCATTGTATGTTAGTGTAATTACAGAAAATGGAACTAAACAAATTACTTTAGAAAATTCTAATATAAGTAGTCAAATAGTAGCAACAGGTAAAATACAAAGAATAGATATATATATTGGCAGTGACAGAGTATTTACTAATTACCAATTAAGATGTCAGCTAGAACAAGGCACAACAGCAACATCTTATGTAGAACACCAAGAACAAAACTTACCATTTACTTTTGAAGCAGGTCAAAGACTAATGCAAGGTGGAAAATTACAAGATGTGGGAATATATAATACTAGAAAACAAATTGTGTTAGATGGAACAGAAGCTTTTTGGAATTTAACTATGGACGGAGATATTCCATGCTTTTGGTTCAGAAATACAGTTGTTGAAGCTAAAGAAAATCCTCATAATAAAAAATGTAATTATTTTATCTATTCTTCGATAGGATTTAAAAACGCTGAAATAAATACATTATGTGAAAATACAGAAGGTTCAGCTTTTTCATTATTCGTATTTAAAACGAATGTTGCAAATTCAATAGAAACATGGAAACAATGGTTAGCACAACAATACGCAAATGGTACACCAGTAATAGTAGAATATGAATTAGCAGAAAGCGAGTTAGAAAACAACATAATCCCATACAACGAAACACAACAAGCTCAATATAATGCAATAAAAGAAGCAACAAGTTATGATGATATAACTTATATAACAAGTGAAAGTGATGAACTAGGCTTTGATATGAAAGCAATTGCAGTAGCAGATGCAAATAAAGTAATAGATAGTTTAGATACAAGGCTACTTGCCTTAGAAAGCGAGGTGTAAAATATGAGTATTTTAGAAAGAAGAAGTGCTACACGAGTAAAAGCACTACGCAAATTAGTTGATAAAGGGGAATACCCAGTAGAATATGCAATAGGTAAGCTAGATGAATTAAACGAAAAAGGTTTACTAACAGCAAATGATTATGAAGAAACATTTACATATTTTGAAGAATTGTTGAATAAGGAAGATGAAGTTGACACAGAAGAAAATACAGAGCAATCTGTAGAAAGTGAGGAACAATAATGGAAAATGTTACAATTGGACAAATAGTAGCTGTAATAGGAATTATATCTACTATCGCAGGCTTTTTTGTAGCAATATATAAATTTATTAAAAAAGTCGTGCTTGATAAAATTGAAAAAAACACAGCAGACATAAAAATTTTGCAAGGGAAAGTAGATATGATAGAAAGTGAAATTAAAGATGGAAAAGAAGAAAGACTTATACTTCTTAAAGGACAACTTGCTTGTCTTAAAGGGCTAAAGGAACAGGGCTGTAATGGTCCTGTTACCAAAGCCATAGCAGATATTGAACAATACATTTTAACGAAATCACATGAATAGGAGGAAGTTATTATGGAAGTTAGTGATAAAGTAAAGAAGATAGCAAAATATGTAACTAATATTCTTGGTATGATAGCAATGGCAATTACAGGAATTAATGCAGTTGATGGAATTACTATACCTTATGCAATTCAGATAGTACAAGTTATTGCAGTTATTCAAGGTATTCTTGGAACATATTTGATTGGAACTAAAGCAGTACAGAAAATAGAAGAAAAGAAGGAGGGTTAAAGAATGAGAGGAATAGATGTAAGTGGCTATCAAGGCAATATAAATTGGGATGTTGTAAAAAAACAAATTGATTTTGCAATGCTTAAAGCAGGGAATATTGGAGATGATACAAAGTTTTGGGTAGGAGATGCTTTTTATAGAAATTATAATGAATGTACTAGATTGGGCATACCATTTGGTGTATATTTTTATTGTTATTGCAATGAAGTAGAAAATGCAAGACAAGCAGGGAAGGAAGTAGCTGAATTTCTAAAAGATAAAAAATTAGAGCTTCCAGTTTATATAGATATGGAAGATAAAGAAATAAAAGGAGAAGGAAGAAACAAATTAACTGATATATGTATAGCATTTAATACAGAAATTGAAAGAAGTGGAAAATGGGCTGGAGTATATGCTAATAAAGATTGGTTTGATAATTACCTAAACAAAGATGTTATTAAATCAAAATACACAACATGGATTGCGCATTTTGGAGCAAATATAAATAAATATAAAGGCGAATATGATATACTACAATATAGCTCAACTGGTCATGTTGAAGGAATTGTAGGAAATGTAGATATGAATGAAATGTATAGAGATTTAATTTCAGAAATAAACGGAAGTACACCACAACCAGCACCACAACCAGTAAGAAAATCTAACGAAGAAATAGCAGATGAAGTAATTGCAGGTAGATGGGGAAATGGAAATGACAGAAAAAATAGATTAGAAGCAGAAGGCTATGATTATAATGCAATTCAAGATATTGTAAATCAAAAATTAGGCAAGAGTACACAACAAACTTATGTAGTAAAAGCTGGAGATACATTAAGCGGAATTGCTTCTAAATATGGAACAACATATCAAGAATTAGCAAGAAAAAATGGAATATCAAATCCTAATTTAATATTTCCAGGACAAGTTATTATAATTTAAATTATTATAATTTGAAGTATAAAAAAAAAGGAAGGTGTTGCCTTCCTTTTGTTGATTAAAAGGTTTACTTTTAAATCAAATAATGAAAATCGAAGTAATTTAATTATACATATATAAAATTAAATTTGCAATACATATTTACAAATTTCTAAAAATAATATATAATTCTTATAGGCAACACTTGTAGTAGTCTTTTTACAAGCCACTATAAGATAAAATCAAGGCTAGTTGGGAGTAATTAACCCAATGAAGGTAGACTTCGTTATGCCGTGCCTTGATGTTATATTTTAACGAAGGGAACGGAGGGAAGTATAGTATGTTTGATTTTATTATAACTTTAGTGGAAAGTATATTTTTTATTTCACCATTGATAATAATAAAAGAAATAAAATCTAAAAAGATTATATTAATGTTGTATTTAAGCATTATTTTAATAAGTTTTAGTATAAGCTCAATTTTAGGCAATTCTATTTTTAAATATATAGCTTTTCCAATTTTAATATATATATATTTAAGATTTTTGATTAAAGAAACAAGCTTCTATGACTTTTTTGTTATTATAATAGAACAAATTTTAAAAACAATAATTGAATATTTATGTTATATAACATTTTTCAATAGTGTAGATTATATATACTTTGTGATAATAATGGAAATAATATCTTTATTAATAATTTTTTTATTTAGTAAATTTACATTAAAATTTTATAAAGAAACAATAAAGAAATGTAATGGGGATAAAAAATTTTATTATAGATATGTTCTTATAATGTTAGTTAATTCATTGATATTATTTACAATATATAATTTAATTTTAATGAAAGAGGTGATGTAATATGAAATATTTATGGGGAAATTTTGATAAATTATTTAACAAAATTTTTAAAAAATAGGAGAATAAATTAAATGAAGAGAGATACTATTGAAAAAATTATTGTTGCAACTTTTGACACAATAGCATTTATTACATTTTGTTTCTTTGCAAATTTATTAAATAGTTTAGTAGCAGGCATTATCTTTTTTACAGTATTTGCTGTAATAAATAATTACTTACCAGATGAAAAACGTATTCACGCTGATAGATTATTACATTGTTTTATTTTATCTATAACCTTTTTGCTGTATTGTATTATTATATATAATGTTGGGTTATTGTATATGACAAAATTTGAAAGTATTTTAGTTTCAATTTGTTTAGTTGTATTAGCTAGTATAACAACAAGTAATTTCTTATGGTGGAAACGAAATGATTTAAACAAAAGAGTATTTGAATGGGTAAAATTCAATCAAAATAATGAATTGTTACAAAAATATAGAAAGCAATTGGAAGAAACAGATAAAAAGAAATATTATATTTATATATATTATTTTGAAGAACAAAAAAGTTTTGAAACAATATCAAAAATTATGGATATAGATAGACAAAGAATTGGAGAAGAAATTTCCATTATATCACATCATATAGAGTATGGAATTAGATTAAAATGAATTATTTGTTTATTTTGTTAAGTTGAAGTTCATTAATTGAATTTCAACTTTTTTTATTTTTTATTATGTCCGTGATTACATATTAAAAATATAAATAGTATAATGTGTTTAGAAATTAGATGTAGTGCCTGCTATCATCTAGTTTCGAGTAGGCAATTCGGTTAAAATCGAGTTGCCTTTTTATATTTTCTATGAGATTTAAAGGAGATGAGAGAAGTAAAAGGAAGGAAATCGAAGTACGTACA